CTGCCAATGATCACCTGACCCTCCAACCGTTCCTAGTCCTAGCTGCGCTGGATCTTTTTGGTCCGCATTACCTTGAAGTATAGTGTATACATACCCTTCTGGGTACAGCTGGTTGGCAAGGGGGGCTAGTTTCTTTGTTATTCCTCCCGGGGTAGACCCATCGTGTACCCGTATCTCTCTTTTTTCAGTATCTATTGTTATCTCGCCTATGTACCCAGTATATGCATCATTCTGGGCTGTTGTTCCTCGCAAGAACCTCAGTACAGTTGCCATTATAGTTCTCCTAGATCAATAATTTGGTTACCCTCAGATAAATCTAGTCTCTCTCCTATATCATCCTCATTGCTGAACGAAGAAGAGGAAGTAGATAGTGTACCGAGGTCCCATGTTGTGGGAGTTGGATCTCCTTTAGGCTTAAGGTATACAACGGTTCGTGAACTATCATATCCTCGATCGGGGGTTCTGGTACCTTCAGGAAAAGACCACCCATCTTTAGTACCTACTATAGGGGTGAGAATACGGCCTACCCCGTCTGATACGGAGAAGCCATTTGGATACCATGCTCCGATATTGTTGTCCCAGTAATATCCTTCGAATATTTGCCCATGTGTTGGGCTAGCTGGAAATGTCATTGTTCCTCCTTACGCCTGTACCCAAGCATCACCGTTCCATGTAAAAAATGCATTAGCATCTGTTCTCCATACTCTACTCCCGACTACGAGCCCACTTGTAGGGAATGTAGCTGTTCTTTCTAGAGTGAGCAGTGGACCTATAGCGGCTATGGCACCGATTTGACTATCAGTATTGTCTTGAATGATGTGCAATGTATCGGTTTCTTTTACTTCTCCTACTACAGGTAGGTCTGTTACACGTTTATTTGCCATACTATAATCCTTATATCTCTGTTATAGTTAGTCGAACACCAGATGGGATGACATCCTCAATGATATCATTAACTGTATCATTATCCTGGCCCCATATCAGTGTATCCCCAGTGTCTGTTTCTACTATCTCTCCAGTACCTACCACCAGATCACCTGATATGATTAGATTTAACTCACCATCCTGTTCTATAATAAAGCCAGCTGGGTAGTCTGGTATATAGTTTACTGTGGTAGCACTATATAAATCCTTAACTACACGAATAACTAATGGTATCTGGCCTGCCCCAACATTAACTGCAATACGTAATCGTATTACTTTACGGTATGATGCATCGTCACGACCGGCTCGAGCGATATCAACCATATCCCCAATTTCATCTAGCCAAGCACCCTGTGCATTTTCAATCCATGTCTGATCAAGAATAGCGTATAGTGCATCCTCTAGATCATCAGCCCGTTGTGCCATGGTGTCTATAACCGAGAGAAACGTATCACTTTCAAGGAACTGACCAGTTACGAGTTTGGTCAGTACTGCATTATAATCAGTGATTTTATCTATCATACTTGTACCACCGTTACTCTATCTAATGTAACTTCAGCTCTTTGACGATCATTGATATCAATGTTCTGCTCGAGATAGGAGCTTGGTGACGGTTCAGTTCCCGGGGATAGGCTAGTAGCAAGACTCAGGGTGACATTACCGATACCTTCGATATTGTAAATTGGTCTTGCAAGACGCTGTCTGATAACATCCTTACCTACAACGTATTCGTTGGCTGCGTATTGAACTATTTCTTGCCCAACGAGAGAGATTCCATCGACAGGAAACATTTCTTCTTCATACAGCTCTATTTCTGCACGAACCCAAACAAACACTGTTTCTGGTCGTGAAAACGATACCGTCTGTGTATTACCAGTACTATCGATAACATTTTCTGTTGTAGTACCGTATGACTCGATACCAGCCGGTTGTGTATTAAAGATCGTTTCAGCTATCTCACTATTAGCCCCACCATCAACAACTACTTCAAACGACTTTGCCGGTCGACTGAGTGCGTCAACTGAGTTTGTACGATTGGAGAAGGTGCGTACATATGATACGTTATCTACCTGTTGTATACGAGCTGTTATAGCTTCATCAGTAGATCCGCCAAGGGTACCAAGAGCTGATCGACGACGAGCCCTGTATTCTGAATCTGATTCTTCTACACGGCCACTTACACCACCGATATAGTTAATAACTTCATCCCACCCGGCAACTGCAGTACCTATTTCTGTTATAGAAAGGGCTGGAGCACGTATTGGCCCTGCATTGACTGCTTGAAATTCTATAGGAGATCCTACAGTAAGAATGGTTAGATCGGATGTTACGCTAATGGTGTATGGAGTTTCAGTATCATCTGATTGTAGCACTACTTCATCATCTGAATTTACTGTAGCTGTAACCGGTTGTGCTGTTGCATTAACACTATCTCGTAGTTGAGCTGCAATTGTTGCTTTATCGTCTGAGTTAGCTGTATAACTGGCGCTAACCCCGTTAATTATTATCGAGTGAGTATTATCTGATGCTACTGTCACCTCAACTACAGCATCAATAGCTGATGATGTATCAATATCTTTTGCTTGTACACTTTCAAAATCATCATCTGTAGATGATCGTGTTACTAGTGAACCACTTGGTATTGTAGTTCCAGGGGTACCAGAACATACACATGTTACTGTGGTAGTAGTAGCTGCAAGTCGTGGTACCGCTACAAACTCATTAGCTCGATCGAGAAACACTCCTGTAGCAGACGATGGGTTACGAGAATTAGCTACGAGATCGGCCATTTCCCATAAATTAGCCTCTCGTTTTGCTAGTAGACCAATGAGCTGTCCAGTCACACTATCAACATCGGTACGAATATCGTTTCCGAAGGTTACGCGAAATGACTCTTCTAGCTCCGTTCGTATCTGTTGTAATCGTTTGGGTGTAAACCCCTCATCACTGAATCCTGTCATCTCAGCTCCTTTAGATATTCACTACCTGACTAGATATGGTTTCTCCAGTATCTATGCTAACAGAGTATCGTACTGTAATCTTCCGTGTATCCTTATCAACATCGACGGTAAAGTCTGTAATCTCCTTTACCCCATCGACAGCCCCTATTTCTCGTTTATAGATATCTTCTATTCTACGAAACCGAATAGGTTTACGAAAGATCTCTTGAAAGTACTCTATACCGAAATTGGTGTTAAGAAACCAGTCTCCACGAAAAGAGCGGAGACGCATGAGTATCTGCTGTGTTATATCCTCGGCTCGATCAGTAGTTAGCTGAATATCTTGGTCTTTAACGTATATTTCTCCATCTCGTAGTGCTATATCCATTATAGTGATCCTTTTATCAGGTCGATCTGTGTCTTAAGAGCAATCATTGCTGCTGCTTCATTAGGGGGTGCACCGAATGAAGAGTGAGTATGGGTGGACATCGACTGCAATGTACTAGATATAGTATCTAGAACCTCTGTTACACTAGTACCTAGTGCTACTGTACCCCCATCTATTTTTAGACTAGCTATATCGTTACCTGCAGTTACAGTGCCCTCTTCAACCTTAACCGTATCAGTCTCATTACCCAATGTCACTATACCATCTTCGATAGTAGCGTACCCGCCCTTGTATCGAACATTGAGAGCATCCTCATCCACCACTGGACCATCGGTAAATGGATATAGACCAGGCACTACAACAGCGTCACTCAAGTCAAATCGTCTATTCTCTCGTGGTGTTAGCTCATCTCCGCTATCCAACCATTGATCAATGCTACGTTCGGTGAAGAATAATAGTACTTTATCCCCTTTCTCCAATGGCCATGTAATTCCTCTACCATTAGCTGCAGGAAACATAACGGGCACATCGGATATAACGGGTAATGATTGCTCTTCCCCATTTGGAAGTCTACGCTTAAGGAGAGGGCGTACTTCAGCCTTTCTCTCTCCAGGCTCAAAGGCTAATATTTCAGCTGGTAGTGCTGTATGCACCTCTGCCAATCCATTACGTATTGCTTTATGTAAAACATCGCTTAATACTTCTCTCATGCTGGAACCACCTCGATAGTCGTCATATAATCACCGCCAAAGGTGTCTCCGGTAAACTCCGCCACCTCTACACGATATTGACCGGAGAGATCAACAGATTCTACCTCTACTATACTGCGAGGGATGATTTGAGGAAACAAAAGTGACTGTATACGCCATTTCGTAACCCCATCCTCACTTATATCCTCCGGACGACCTATCATTCCTGTATTTGGTGATAAAACAACAGCTGTCACCTCAGGAGCCTCATCTGGACGTGTTATATATAGCTGTTCGTTTTGTATAGACCATGTAAACCCCTCAGCATCTAGTACTCGTGTAAGAGCATCCTTGGCCAGCCCTGCAAACGAGAAGCCATGGTTGAATTCTGCATTAAGCTGTGGTCTATTTCCTAATGATAGCCCGAGAGCCGATACAATATCGTTAACTATGTTAGAGGCCTTTGATCCAGCACCGTACGACAACGATACCTGTACGCTATTACGCGAAGAACGACCATCATACGCCTCAATTATGGTCTCATGATCGGTTCCTCCCCGTTTTTCCTCTACTCGTGTTATACCACCAAAGAAAAGACTCTGTAACCCATCACCATTTTCGTATCCAGCACGTAATATTACCTGAGACCCCTCTTCTCGTACGAGATTACGTGTAGTTTGCCCAATATTGAACAGAGAAATGGTAGCCTCATTAGCTGTATTTTCTGTTGTCTTCTTTATATCAAAGGTTATACGTAGTTTATCTATCTCTATCCCGGGATCACCAGGTTTTCCTACTACGAGTTGTGCTTTCCGAATAAATGCCATTACTACCTCTCAGTATATGCCAGGAGAAATCGCTCTCCAACTGACTCAGGGGTTACATCCCCGCTTAATGGATCATCTCTCCTATCAACTAACCTCAATGTACCTGGTGGACGACGAGGGGATGTATACATTTCAAGTAAATCATAATCGCGTACTACACGAATACCCTTAAGTATGGGTCCATCGGTATCTGATATGTCAAGAAATAGGGCTTTTCCGCGTGCATTCCACCGGAATCTCAGTGTATAGGATGCTTTATCCAGCTCTACCTGTTCTATTATAGTGGATGATCGTGTTAAATCTACTGGTATTACTACTGTCATCTTGTTAACCCTACAGCCTCATTAGGTGACACACGACCTTGATCAATCTCTGGTTCAGCTTGACTCTGTGTCTCTTCATCTCCACCTAGTTGTTCGATATTAACCTCTACCTCTCGACTACTTACTATACGTATCTTACGAAATGAAGCGTTAAATCGAAGAGATTCCCCAGAACTACTATCACGTGATATACCAAGTGACGACATATGCATGCTTGTATATACCTGTAGACCACTAACGATATCTACGGTAGCACGACTATTATGTATACCAATCAGTGCATCGTACGCTGCGTTAACAGCATCTGTGGGATCCCCTGTTACTGGAGTATTAGAGACAAAGCCTGATACGCTGAACTCCTCTGGATCATTTATAATATGATCTGATATCTCATTCCCTTGTTCTACTGGATACGTAGGAGCTTGAGAGGAGCGACTATGTGACTCACTCTCAATTATCTCAAACTCAAAATCACCAATAGCTGGGCTTTGCTCTTGTGTAAAGAATATTCGTGCCATTAGTATGCTCCTGCAAAGTCAGCGTCTGGGTTATTTTCAATAGCCTCTCGTAACCTACGATCAAACACTTCCTCGGCTCCTCTACGGCTTCGTGCCTCCGCCTCAGCCGCAACTCCAGACTCTGTGCCAGATGGAACCCCTACCTGTACGCTACTGTTGACGTTTATGTTTCGTGTATTCCCTCGTGCACTTGGGCGAGCTGTTTCTGCTCGTTCAGCTTCACCATTGTCATCTCCTCCAAAACCGAAGAAGTTTCCTACACCTTCAATAGCGCCGCCTACAGCATCACCAATACCACCTACGACATTACCGACCGTCTCCACTACACCTCCAATGGTATCCATAATACCACCGAGTATGTTCCCTACGATATCTGCTAGAGATTGAATGATGCCAGAAATCCAGTCATATGCTCCTTGGAAGATTCCACCTATCGTATCCCAGAGACCGGAGAAGAACTGTAGCACAGCGTCCCAGTTGTCGATCAATAGACCAAGAGGATGGAAATTCATAAAGAGATCTACCATCCAATCGAATGCAGATCGGAAAATGTTCTTAATTGTTTCCCAGAGGTTAGTAAAGAACTCTGCAATTGCACCCCATACATTACGTGTAACCTCAAGTACTGTGTCCCAGTTCTTAACGAGTGCAATACCTGCTGCAACTAGAGCAGCTATAGCAGCGATAATTAGCCCAATGGGGTTTGCAGCCATTGCCGCGTTCCATGCCCACTGTATACCAGTAGCTGCTCTCTTTATAGCGTTCCATGCTGTTGTAGCAATGCGAATGGCATTCGTTACAGCCGTATATGTTCGTACGGCAGCAGTTGCCACACCTACAGCTATAACAAAGGCTGTGAGTCCATTAGCTATACGAGATATAGTTTGTTCGAGATCGTCCCCATCACCGGTAAGACCGGAGAACGCACCCATCACCGTTTGAACAACGCCGAATACCGACTGTCCAATAGAGAAGAGGTTTGAAAATACTTGTGTGAGACTTTGTATTACTATTTGAAGTGCTTCTGAGATCTCGGTACGATGGGCTGAAAAGAACTCACGCATTGTAGTAGCAGCCGATTGAATGGTTGGTATAAACGCTGCACCCAACTCATCCTTTATGCTCTGTACTACCAATCCAAGAGTTTCTAGAGAGTCGTTTAACCCCTCACTAGCGTTAAGCGTATCATCACTTAAAGCTAACCCAAGGTCTTGGAACTGTTGTCTAGCAGCAGCTGCCCCACCACCGCCATCAGCTAATGCACCAGCTAGTTGTCTACCAGCACGTACACCAAGGAGATCACCGGCAGCAGCGGCCCGTCTAGCTGGATCCTCTATAGACGATACAGCATCGATGACATCATCCATTACTGCATCTGAACTACGCATCTCTCCGTTAGCATCTTGGATTGATACGCCAAGATTGGCAAACGCTTCTTGGTAGTTCTCGTTACCAGCTGTAGCCATACCCATGCGTTGGGTGGTGCGTTCGGCTATACGTTGAAATTGATCTTCAGCAACACCGGCTTGACCAAGTGCGAACTGTAACTCTTGAAAGTTCTCAGCACTTAACCCAGCAGCACGAGCTCCTTTAGCTATATCATCAGCTCGAGCGGCTGTATCGCGTGCCATTTGCACAGTGGCAGCACCCGCAGCTGCGGCCGCGCCTGTAACAGCTGCAGCCGCTCGCTGTAGGTTACGAAACCCTCTCTGTGCTCTGGTGAGGGAGCTTTGATCTGTTTGATATGTTAATCTAGTGACTAGCTCTCGTACTGTCATTTGCTACCCTTTTCTGATGCTGCTCTATAGGCCCTCTCGTAGTCGCGCCTCATATCCAACACTGCATTCGCTTTCATTACATCAACGTAATTCCACGACCGCTCTATCTCTTCAAGTGAGGCTGTTTGCTCTACTACCAGACGCCACACCGGCCATTCTGGTTCTATATCTGCGTCGAGTCGCCCTACTTCACCTATTTCTTTTCCGTGGCGTTGCTTTCGGAGGAGCCGGTTACTCCGATTAGGCTTCCAATACTCGACGCCGCCGCGAAAAAATCAGGGTAGTTAACCTCCAATACAAACGCTAACACTTTATACAGGTTCATTAAGTTACCTGCGAATGCTTCATCAAAGGTGGAGTCCAATAGTTGACCATTATGGTACATGGGCTTTCCATCAGCTGATGTGTTCTTAAGTAGTCGTGTTACCAGCTCGGTAAACTCTTTTTCATTTAGGTTATCCGCAAACGCTGCTATAGCATGGGAGATAGCCTCGTAGTTAATCTCCTGATCAGCACCGCCTTGCGATATCTCCCCAATTGAGGGGAGAATCATCTTTGCCAGACGCGTTTTGATTCTAAGCGCCTCCATAGCAGGGAATTGAGTTACCTCATACTCACTGCCGCCTATTTCACGTGTCTTGGTTTCAATCATCTATTACGCTCCCTCTACTAGAGCACCACCAACAAAGTGTTCAACCTGTCCGGTGTTAAATGTCCACTCACGCTCGGTAATTTCCTTTCCATATTCCATGTCCGGGAACTGTACAACCCAAGCCTGAGGTGCGAAAAATAGCGTAGTACCAAAGAGGTCCTTAATCAACAACGGACCCTTACCGGTACCGAATCGCTTATCTTCATTATGTACGTTAGACAGAAAGTCATTGCTATCACTTGTCTGTAGAAACGTAACCGATACTTCTGCTGTATCATCGTTGGTGCGTGCACGAGAAACACTCGCATCTGCTCCCGATACCTTCGTAAACGCCTCTGCGGCCATCGAGATCGATACGAATGTACCATCAGCAAACCCTGAAAGTGGCCTACCCTTGAATGATACTACTATTCGTTTTGGATCATAATCTGCTACTGCCATCTCTGTTCTCCTTTTACAGCGTTACCACGCCGCGAATTTCAACCTTGTGAACGGCTCCAGCTAGAGTACCATTCCACTTAACGTCACGAAGCAACCTACTTCCCTTATCTGCTGTCGATACATCATTTGCAAGAGGCACCGTTACTACAGGTTCTGGGTTAGCAGCAAGTACTCCACGATCAATTGCGATCGATAGACGCTCTTTAACGATACTTTCAATGCTACCAATACCAGCATCCGTAAATGGGATCTTCGGTACGTTAACGAATAGCGTAAATACATCTTCAGAAAGCCGTGCCTTCAACCAATCAATACCACGCATAATATCGATGTACTCTCCACTACCTACCGTTCCACCACGAGTAATATTTACCCCAGCAACGCGGGTGTAGTACATAACACCAAGATCTTCTGCATCTGATCGTTCACCAGCTGAAAGCTCATCAACAGGAATACCTGCAATCGTCTTAAACCACCACGTAGCACTACCTGGATCGGTAGAAAGTAGCAATCCAAACAACCCTGCTTCTGGATATGGGTCATTAGCTGTACCATCAGCTGCTGTATGATAAAAAGCCCACGTACGATCATATGCATTGCTCTGTAGCGTATCATATACAGCGGTACCACTGTCTAGAGCAGCATCGCTGGCAATACCAAGCAGTTTATCATTGCTTTCTGCCCATGCAGCCGCATCTTCTTGATCTGTTTGATCACGGCTAGTAAGCATCAAAGCGTACCAATCATCGTCTGCTCCGGCGATTGCATTAAGCCCATCGGTAAATGTGGTATCCGCTGAATCAATCCTACCGATCTTAATACGTGCCGGTGATTGTGATTGAGAGAACACTGCATTAGCTGCAACATACTCAGGATCTGTGGTAGCAAAAACCTCTCCTACTCCTTCAATACCTGAATACTCTTGTACTCGTCCAAAACCGGTTGCATCGCCAGTTTCATCGAACTCCGACGCGATCAACAGCGTACCGAACCCAGCACGACTAGGTGTCGTTGTTTGCCTGTCAATCAATACATCTACTATTTCACTAATAGCCATTTCTCACTCCTTTGTGTGTGTTAGCTAGTCACGCTCTATCAATACAGTCTCAACCAACCCAACATCCTCTGAAGCTCGTTCAGTTAGCTGGCAATGTATGTCATACCCAACGGATATCTCATACTCTCTATCTCTAAGCTGTGATAAATCCTGTATATCCTCATCGTCATTTACTGATACCCCTTCATCAGTTAGTCGCTGCATTGCATCCAACCGCTGTAAGTGTAACCTCAACGCTGAGGCTCGAGCACGTGCATCATCTCCAAAAATCTGTATTGATATTGTCCATCTAAGCCGTGCACGCAATGTTTGAATTCCATTATCGTCTGGCTCACTACGCTCAATCCCTCTCACTCTGTCCGTAATCAGTGTCATTGTCGCATATGGAAGGTTTGGTCGTGGAGCCGACTGATTTCCATATATAACCTCATTAACAGCTGTACCGGTTAGTATCTCTTGTCGTATTGCTTCTAGTACACTCATTTTCGATACTCCGCTATTGCCTCATAATGAGGTAGCCCACCTAATTGCCACGATTCTACTGTCACAACCTCAAAATTCTCACCGTCTATATCTATCACATCACCCGTTGCATCATCGTCTTGAGGTATGAGCCTGGTGTCTGTGTAGACGTTAACATGTCGATACTCTCTTCGTCCCTCTGGTAGCGCATCAATATCGCGTCCGGTTGCCGGCTGTATGCTAGCTGTAATGGTGAATGTTTCGGTAGCTCCTTGAACCCATACCCCTTGAACATATGATCCTGAGCTATTTCTCGTTACCGTAACTGTGCGTGTGAATCTACTCATACACTCGTCTCCGATGTAATAGCTCGTAGCATGTCCCCACTATCAATCAATGGCTTACTTGAACCCTTTGCTTCTATAGTAGACTGTGCATTAGGAGTAAACGGACCTGATCGTACCTTCTGTTGTACGAGCTGTGTTAGGTAATCGCCTACATCGTTAATAGCCGCAGCTGCACTCTTTCTCCCAGCTAACACGTTGTCATATTCTGAACCTATACGATTATAGATATCATCTTGGTGTGCATCTAAGGTACTTCTAATAAATGAGCGCTCAGGGATAGTGGATGTACCATACTCATTAGCGGCTGCATACTCTGCTATATCCTGATCGAATATACCAACACGTGCAACAGCATTACTATATGTTTCAACTTCTTGCTGTATACGCTGCCACTCCCTATCATTAGTTACTACATCGCTCACGGTACCAACCTCGTAAATCTCTTTATAGATGATGTAATAGACCGTGGGTACCCTACTGCCATGTTACTGTAAGATACTGAATAACTACCAACACGCTCGCTAGATACATCCTTGTATCCATCACTTGGGTCTCTACCAAAGAGCTTGAACCCGATCATCTCGGCTGCTATTACGCTAGCTCCTTGAGGAAAAACCTTATAGTACCCAAAATAGTCCTCATCGTAGTATATAACGAATGGAGCGTTTTGTATGCGCTCATAATCATGCTCTACAATCGGAATCAAGGCTAGTATTTTGAAATCATGTTTATTTGTTTCGATATTGAGATATCTCTTAACGAATGGGAGAGTAACTATTTGTGTGTCTTGCTCTGGTACATCATATACCGTTAGTATAGTTGGTTCACCAAGGAACCCATCTACAACAGACCATATAGTCCAGTACCCTTCTATATCAAACACTTTAGAGAGCGATAGAATACCATTTCCATCATCGGTAGCAGTATCTACCCCCGACTCTCTATTAGGATCGACATATCCTATCTCAAGGACTGTGTGTTGTGACAGGTCTAATCCTGTATCTAATGATATGTTAACTTGATTGCCTTTAACTACTTCCACAACACTATTCCTTATTCTTCAGTCTTTTTCTTTCGACCCTTCTTACGTGGCTTTTTATCTTCATTTTGCTTCATCAAGCTCTCATGAGCAATGGCAAGCCTCTGTGCCTGGGTCTTGTCACTTGCTGATCTATAGTAGAACAACTTACCCCAATCAGACTTGATCGCTTTTTTATTTCTCAGAACTACTTCTTCCATATTACCCCCTCTACGTAAATTGGGGGAGCGTTAACTCCCCCTCTAGCTTACGCTTCAGCTGCTTTTGTAGTATGAAGTGATACGATTTCGTTAGCGAAAAGTACACCAGCACCAAAAATGTAAAGACCACGATACGCTGTAGCGAACTTGGCCTCAAGGCGCAATACCTCTGACTGGTTGACTGACGCTGCGAAAGGAAGTGCACGACGAGTCATAGCCAATACCTGAACCTCACCAGCTGACGGTACAACGAGTTGATTAGACTTGAAAATGTCTAGTCCGTTAAACCGACCGATAAAGCCTTCACGATAAAGAGGAGACTCTTCCGGCTGGAGTAGGCGATCGAGGCCTGCCATGATCATCTTTTGATGGAACCACGGTGACACGACCATTACACGCTCTGGTCCAGCGTTATTTGTATCCAGGGTCTCGACCATTGACGAAATTGCTTCCTCTACGTTTGACGAGTTAACACCGAATGCACTACCACCTGATCCACCAAAATCACCGTCGTCTAGCGCAGTACCTGCACCGCTAGTAGCCTGTGAAAAGGCATAGGTGTCTGTGGTAATAGCGAGACCGCGACCTGCTTGCTGAATCGGTGCGCTTTCAAGATCAATGAGAGTAGCTGCTCGATCGTCGTCTTCAACGCGAAAGGCATAATACTTCTTTTGATCCATTGTGATGTCAAGCTCTGAATCAGAAAGCTCTTCGTATGAAATATCAGCACCAGTATAGTCACCGATAGTAGGAACACCGAATGTGGTCGCCTGTACGATGTATGCGTTAGCCGCATCTGGTTGATATAGACCATTAGCTAGTTGCCCGGCGATTGAGGCTTCTTGTGCAGCAAGTTCAACGAGTGCACTCCACCTTGTTACGTTTGTGTTGTCCAAAGCCATTATTTAGCTCCTTATTTCCTTTGTTTTTGTAAGTACTTCTTCCATTCTTCCTTTGAAGCCTCAGGAGCAGGCTCTCCAGATGATGAAGACGTTTCTTTATTTGGGACATCGGTGTTTTTACTTTCATAAACACCCGACTTAATCTTTTTAGCGTACTTTGAAATGGATTCTTCAAACCTAGCCAGATTCTCATCTGTAGATTCCTCATCATCAGTAACTAGAAAGTCTATCAGATCCGATGGTAACCCCTTTTCCGAAATCTTTTGCTGAGCCTTGTTCTTAATCTCCTGCCTTTTGGTGGCTCTTTCAGCTTCCTCAGCCTTTTGCCTCCAATCATTCAGCTCTTGACGAATATTCTTTACCTCAGCTTTAAGAGGATTGTCCTCTTTTTCCATCTCTTCCTGGAGGCGCTTTTGTACCAATTCTGGCACCTTCTCCTTGTCGTGACTATCGACCGCTTTCGATACTCGGCGATCTAACTCACTCTTCACCTCAGGAAACGATAGAATCTCTTCGGTACTCGGTGTACCATACTGTTTGAGAAGATCCTTTACGTTTTGATCCTCTTTGTTCTCCTCGATAAACTCCTTAAGTTCCCGTAAATCCATTGTAGCTCCTTCCCGTACAGTGTGTTAATCCCGTACAGTAAATATTTGATCCTCTTACGAGGTTCTTTTAGTTAGTGTTATAATACAAAAGGTAAAGAATCCTACTGTACCTCTGGAGTATTAGCCCTGAAATTAGCTGCTAGTTGTGTTGGATTAGCGTACCCGGCTTCTCTATAGGCATCCTCCGGCTCCATCATGTTAAAGAGCATGGACAATGTTTGTGCCTTTGCTGTTTCGTCTGTTGGAAAGCTACGATTAAACGTAAAATCAAGATCTCTATAATCGAATGATGTACGCCCACTGTTAGAAAGAAAGTATGTGAAGATTCGATACTGCTTTCGTAGAGCAACCTTGAAGAAGTTCTCTGATGTCTTAGCGTTATTCTCTACCGGCATTAACATCGTCTTGATAGTAAATACACGTGCCTCTGATGTGTCGCTAATCTCTCTAATATCAATCGACTTTGATTCTTCGAATATATGCTGCCTCAATGACTTGAGAGTGTTTTGTATCGCTTCATCGGGAATGTCGACGTCTAACATCTTTACATCACCCAGTTTGTTACCCTCTTCATCAATGGGTACGGCTATGAGGTTGTTCTCTTTGAGATAGTTCTTGACTGAGATTGCTTGCTGTGTGAATACATCAACATCAGTAAACGGAACCCCCCACATCACAATGTAGTTACCTCTGATAGACTTAATCTCACCTACGAGATCAGATAGCACCTCATCGTAACTGTTCATAGTAGAAATAGCTTTATCAAAATCGCCTCTCCAGGACCTGTTGTTTAATATAGGAAAGATCGGCACCTCTCCCAGTAGATGAGGCTCACTATCAATCATAACCCACTCAACGTCTACCTTTCTACCTCGTTTAGTCTCTACACGAAGCATATGAGTAATATTCTCTCTATCGAATACATCACATCGATCCTCTCCGTCGGCAGTAGTGAAAAACCAATATGCTAGGTTAGGATCATATATGTCATCATCGTACTCATATACAACCTTCCACCCCTCAATATTCTTAAGTCGTAGTTTACCATTCTTAACGTATGCTAGACGATGTGATACACCCGACGCTGATGAAAGAGCAATTGACTCACTATCGAGAGCTGAGAGGTTATTATTGAATTCGAATTCTCGTATCTCCCGTATTTGATTGGCGTACTCAGCCTCTGATGCAAGCGTATCATCAAGGTTAACCTCAATGTCCTTACCCATGTATCCGACCTTAAAGTCAATAATCATACCAGGGTAATCGATGTGGAGATTGGTATGGAACTTGTCCTTAACGGTCTGTGTTGTAGGATAACGTGAGTAAATAGGTACGGTCCTAATATCATCGTTATAGTAATCATGTAGATATCGCTGATGATTACCATACATCTCCATATAATGTTCTCTAATACTCTCCAAGTCCATAATAGCTCCTTAAATCCGTGTTGGAATTCCCATTCCTGCTGGTACGTTTTTCTTCTTTTTGGTTGATAGCTCTGTGATAGCGTATACGAGAGCATCTAGTCTATCAGGAGATTTATGTACCCCTGGGACATATGTTGTCATTTCGTCCTCTAGCTGTGTAAAATGCCTAAGATGAGTAACCCTGTTTTGCTCATATAAAGAGGCAATGGGCTCAGCTCGTAAGTAC